TTCGGCTACTGCATCGTCACTTACCAAGTAGTCATACTCTTTCTCAAGATCACGATACAGACCACGCATGTAGCCTTGGAACTGTATGGTTGCATCGGTTTCAAACTCGGTAACTTCCTTGTTTAATTCTTCATCCCATCTTTCTAATACTTGTTGCTGTAACTCTGTCGGGGCAGACATGACCCCATCAAAGTCATCGACAATGATCTCGGTGCGGATACTATTCTCGTGGTAGTAATGCCCATGATGCTTCACATGGAAGTGGACATTGCCACCCTCGCTCACTAACTTCTTGATGAATGGGTACTGATTCTTCTTCGGATAATGTTTCTCCATGTAGAGCGGGGAGTTGCCGATGAATCCCTCAAAGCATGCACCATCACCCTGCGACCAAAAGCCTGAGAAGTAAATGTCTGTGACCGCAATACCCACCGACTCCATGCGTTCTTTGAATGTCTCGTACATAAAGTCCCACCACCCATCGTACACATTGATCTCACGATACTTCTCCATTAACTGCTTGTTGTTTTTTACTGATTGCAAATCCATGACGAGTCCTCCGTATATCAACTTTGCCATCACATATATCGACCAAGACCAACTGCAAGAAGTCAGTCTTGTCCGATGCTCTCTTTACAATATGTTGTAGGTACATGATGTACCCTGCCATAGCAAAGTACACCGCACCCACAATCATTTCGCCGATAGTCAAGTCCATCACATCATCACCACTTCACCGAACGGTGCTTCATCTGCATGAGTAGATACCCACAACACAGGGCATGACGGTTGCTCACCGAATGAATTGCAACACAAGTCAGTCAAGAACACACATGCCACAGGCTCAATGCCATGCTCTGCCATGTACTCAAACACAGGGGCAAAGTCAGTACCGCCACCGCCATGAGGCTTGATGTTCAGCGTATCGTTGGGTTCATACGATTCGTAGTGGCAGACTTCGCTATCAAAGTAAATCACATGGATCTTTGTTGGCATGAGATCTTCCTTGACCATGCGTACCTCTGCCGCAAACTGATCTATCTCTGCTTGACCAATGGAACCTGAGCAGTCAATGGCAAAGACCAACTCACCCAATGTTTCACCCGATGATGTTGGCAAGTACAATCCTTGCGACAAGAATCTACGGTTGGGTCTAGCGAATGAACGAGTGTCAGACTTGCACTTGACAAGGAAGCGTTGCATCACATCACGCCAATCGACTTTGGGATTCAGTACATCACCGACAAACTTCTCCAATGCCGCCGACATCTTGCCCATCATCTTCGCCGCTTGTGCCGCTTGTGCTACCTTGACCTTCCACTCTGCCGCTTGTTGTGCTTGTTCGGCAGGGTTGCCATCGCCATCTTCGCAGTCATCCATAGGATCACCATCCTCACCGCCATCATCTTCGGGCAACAAGTTGTAGATAGCATCAGTCACACCATTACCTGCTTGGTATAGTGCATCGTTGAGTAGTCCACCTTGGGGCATCTTGCCGATACCCTCATCGGTCAACAACTTGTTGATTACATAATCACCTGCCTGATTCCAACGGCGTGGACTACGCTCACCTCTACGGAAGTTATGCTCAAGCATAGGGTGACCACACTCATGGGCAACAAGGAACTTGACTTCCTCATCACCCAATGCTTCGACAAAGCGTGGGTTGTATTCGATCCGCTTGCCATTGGTACGGGCAGTAGGGATCGTGTCATTGAAGTTAAACGGCAGGTTCAATGCGATGTTGCCAAAGAACGGATGCTCCAACACCAAGGCAGTACGAGCCTTGATGATGCGCTTATGTTGCTTTGCCTTCTCCGCATCAGTAAGCGGAGTCATATCCGCATACTTGGTATTGCGTACTACTGAGTCAGGTGCGAGTACTGTCATATCAACCTCCCATAAAGACAGACATTTTGTCCATGATTGCCTTCGCTTCAGCCGCAGTATCACGGCGTAGGTCAGGGTCGTTTCGCAAAGCATCGGGATGATGCGTTGCAAGTGTTCCCTCAACTTGTTGCCGTAAGGCTTCAAGGTTCGGGTCATCCATAAAGTTAAGTCGAGTGAGCATGGCGCATTGTTCTTGCAGGTTTTCTACCATCGTGTCACGGAAGATTGCCTTGGGATCAGCCAACTTCTCAGCCATATGTTTCACTCTGTCATACAGTCGTTGCCATACCTCCTTCATCGCTTCAGCCTGAGCCGATGCAACTCTTGCCTCAACATCTTGTTGGATGCGAGACAACTCATCGGATGAGATGGCTACCCTAAAGTCAGTCGATGGCACAGGGAATACTGCCATGTCGATCTTGAACTTGTTGCCCACCTCACCCTCCGTAGGGTAGTCAGCATCAGAATACAAACGCCCAAGCACTCGCTTTGCATCATCCTTTAACTGCAAGTAGTTGGACTTGAAGTCATTGACAAGGGTCAACCACTCGTTCTTCTCCTTACGAAACTCGTTCATAAAGGCAAGGTAGTTGGTCGTGGGTAGCATCATCACGCCCTCCATACCCCACGGTAGAGTGTTCTTGTACAACTTCTCACGGATATGGGTTGTCTTTTTATGGACACGATCAAGGTAGTCGTTCATGGGTAGCAACGACTTGTTGTATCGCCCCGCATCCTTCGATGCGTTAAAGGTTGTAGCAACTTCTTGGGTTGCCTTCTTGTCATACTTCCTTGCAGTCCATTGGGATATGGTCAACTGCACAAGTAATGCACGGTCAGATAGATTCATCTTCACTCCTTCAAGGTTATGGGTGGGGTACAGACTGCCGAGTAGTACAGGTTGCAAGACAAACGAGGAGGATGTCTAAGCGGTAGTACCACAAAGGGCTGTGTCTGCACCCCATAACTGCTAGTTAGAACAATACATCTTGGTGATTGACCGACCACTTCGTAAACGCTTGAGTGTTGGTCAACTCAGGTTTCTTACGGCAAGCATATGAGATCGTCAGTACTGAGAAGTCACCATCCATACGCTCTGCATAAGTACATACCCGTTCAAAGTTTGCTTCCGTTGCACGGTCAGCCAATGCACCTGCCAAGGCATACTTCGTAGCAGGATCTTTGGGTACATCTGCCGTTGCAGGGTTAAGCAGGATCGCATCAGGGTTAGGCAGAGTACGGAATATCCGAACGAACCCAACGAACTCTGCCGCCGCACCCTCACCTACTGCACCCTTAAAGCACTCATACTCTGCTTCAGCAGGGACAGTACCAAGCACATCAGATACACCCTCAACCCAAGCACGAGGGCTAGGGTTTTGATCCCGTTGTGGGTCAAAGTCATGCAACAGTCCGGGCTTAAAGCGAGTAAATGACACCACCTCAGGCTTAACTCCGTGGTCAATACACCATGTCGTGAAGTCATCAAGGTGTGTCTCGTACTCAATGGCAGTCTCACGGTTACGCAGATGGGTCAATACCTTGTTTGCACCTGCTCTGTCGGACTGACGATTGCCCGTTGATACGACTTGCCACCCATCAGGCATTGGCACACCATGTAAAGTACGGGCTTGACAGATGTTAGCCAATACCTTTTGCAGATCATTACTCGCTTGGTTGCGATCATCGAACAACAAGATGCCACGCTCAGGTGCTTTGCCCTTGACGGGGAACCAATGGGGTAACTTGTACTGCATGCACTCCCCTTCAAGCATCGGGATGCCAAAGTCCTCTACAAGCATGGTCGGCATATGCACCTCACGGCACTCGACATCCAACTCTTGAGCAACTTCATGCACGATGGTTGTCTTACCACCACCGGGAGGGCCTTCAATGGCAACAGTCCGCTGAATGGGAAACAACGACTTCAATGTATCTTTCAATAATGTGGCTCGCATATCATTCTCCTTTGTATTTGCGATGGTCAACGCCGTAGGACACAACTTGTCCCTCTTGTCGGGCTTGTTTAGCACTTGGCTTATCGCCAAAGTACAATGGTTGCCCCTCCATACTTCGCACTACCCTTCCACCTTTGCCATGCCGTAGCATGAACAGACGCTTCATGTCATTCTCCTTATAGGTTTAGAAACAAACACTCATTCATATGCCGTTTACCATTGGCATCGACATACGATTCACCGCACCCTACCCACCATTCCATGAACAGAATGGCAACGAGTACGCCGAATATGGTTGCAATCAGAAAGTCAATGATGATCCGTGTAGGTTTCTTCATCCGAATACCCACCCACCAATAGCACCCAACAGGGCAAAGACCGCTATGAACCACATCATCCTAATCATGCTCTTTCTCCTTCTTGCGTTGATCTTCCTTAGTTTCTTTACGGCAGTCATGCCATAGCAAGACCGCTATGCCCACCACTACCGCAATGGCGAACCACGCCACACTCTGTGCTGACTCATGTAAAGGTATCGGCATCATCCCCTCACTTGTTTCGGGTTGGTCATAAACATATCGGCAGGGTTGTATATCAACTGATATGCACCTTTGGAGTACGGTATGGCTACCGTGAACTGCCGCTTGGCATTGCCATGCTTTAAGCATGTGTCATACCCCAACTTCTTGCGTTGTGTTGGGTATGGTGTGTCGCATACTTTACATCTTGGTTTAGTTGTGTTGCTCATGCCGCTCTCCTTCCGTATAAAACTCGGTTGCTTGCTATCCCCCGATAACCATAGATGGATAGTTGAATCATGGTTTGGGTGTCATACCACTTGATGTCAACCCCAAGGGGATGGGTCTGCCCCTTATGCTTGGATGTGGTACGACTGTACTTGTCATAGTTGCCAAACCATTGGTAGGTTGCCTCGTCATAGACCCACATTGGGAAGTGCTGACCGTAGGAATACACCACATAAACCCTCGTAGAGTCTTGGTCATCGGTCATACGGCACTCACTCCATAGGTTGCTACCCTTGAATGGCTCCCGTCTTGCGACATAAGGTCTTGCATCCGCATTGGCTATCTGCTTCATATGCTCTCCGTTCTTGTAAGGTTAGATGGGGCTAAATGCTGACTCGTCACCGTCATAGAACCAATTGGTGTATGAATAGACCGAACAGGCATTGGAATCCCCAATGCCAAACATGTAGTCAGATGATGGCGTATACTCCTCCAACCCTGCTTCATGTAAAGTTATGGTGTCAACTAAGTCGAGTACATCATCCATGATTACCTCCATCAAAAGGAAAAAAGGAACGGTATTGCTACCGTTCCATCGGGATTAAAGGATCACCTTGGCAGGTGATGGTTGGCGTGATGCTTCAGTACTGCTCACCAAAGCAATGTATGGGGCATTGTCGTATTTATTAAACTTTACAACAGGTGTATTGCCCGCATTGTCTTTAGGTGACCATGTATGCAACTTCTTCTTGAGTTCTTTACCCTTGGTAACCATGTAAGCATAGATACCCTTAGCATCATCAACGCTAAACTTGCCGTCAGATGATGGCATACCGTTAGCATCATATGTACCTTCAATTGCAATGTCTTGTGCTTTAGGGCGTAAGATGACATTGACATGGGTTGGTTTAAGTTTTTTCATTTCATATTCTCCATGAAAGTTAATGTAAAGTTATGACTGTTATGTCATAACGCTGATCCCGTTGGGGACACTCCCAGACTCGCCGAAGCCGAGCCGGTTGTCAAGTCGCGCCACTTCAAATGTAAGACTGTAAGGTTGATGGTGCATCAGACGGGGCAACTATCTATGATCTGATGTCAAGTAGATGTGAACTATCTAACTTTACGGATAGTGTAAGTCATTGATTTTGTTGGGGAATAATGTAACTATCTAAACTATCTATGTTTTTCGTGATAATGTGGCACTACAAATAGTTGGATTATCATATCGCACTTTACATGTAAAGTCAGTCATCGAAGTTGGAAACAAAGACATGCAAAAAATGATAGATAATTTAGATAGTTAGATAGAATAATTATACATATACACTAGCAATCCCTTGGTATTCCTACAAACTATACATTTTCATTGTCAAGTTACGCTATCCAAATCCCGTGTTTTGGCCGATGTCAAGTTTAGATAGTGTAGATAGTTGCATGTATGACCCATTTATACCCCATTATGAGACATGATGTGCGATGTATGGCCTATAAACCCCCGACGTATGGGTTTTTATTTTAAAAAACAAAAAGAAACCCGGCTTTCGCCGGGCGTTGGTTACAGGGACATCATCAGCACTAGCAGTACATACAACACAGGCCAGACTGCAAGGGCTATCAGGAAGATCTTAATGTTCTCATTCATGGTTTTCTCCGGTTCAGGAGCCGGGCTTTCGCCCGGACTCCTTTGGTTTACTTAGTCTTAATCACTGCCACGCCCATCCGAGGGTCACTTTGCTTTCGTATTACAAAGTCAAAGGCCTTGTCTTTGGTTGTGGTGTGGAACTCGTACCATTGAGAACCGTACTTGTACTTGACCACGAAGGTCTTGCGCTTGATCTCTTTCATCGTTTTTCTCCAGAGAGTTTAGGGAACCCGGCCGGTTTCCCGGCCGGGGTCTTTACTGCTACCTTACAGGACTACTTTCGCAGCCTTGCTTGGTTTGTCGCCGTCCACGAGGGCCATGTAGGGGTGGCCGTCGTACTTGTTGAACATAATCGCTGGTGTTTTTGCACCGGCAGACTGTATCCAAACCTTAACTTCGCGCTTGAGTTCCTTGCCTTTCTTGACCATGAAAGCGTAAACTTCCTTGGACTGACCGACTGAGAACACCGTGCCAGAGGCATCGGCAGCGCACCCCTCAAGTTTGAGGTATCCCGCTTTGGGGGCGACGATGACCCGTACGTGGGTCGGACGCTCGATGGATTTAACCATTTGAGTTCTCCTTTCAAGAGATAGATTGTTAAAGAACGGTGTCTTTGCGTTGTTCTGCATCGACAATTTCAGACTAACAAACTTGACGGAATTGTCAAGTATCAAGGCAGAATAAGGCTTTGCGGGTTCGCCTTTGGCTTTGTCGCTTGAAGTGTGAGGGGGGGGACATGGACTGACGATTTCGACCGCCCCCCTTATTGTAGGCAACCCCTTAAACCAAGACCCAAAAAACCCAAGTGTAAAGTTACGAACTTTTGCTAATTCTGCTAATCTTTGTATGGGGGCGGAACAAAGAATCTAGCAGCGTGGGATTCGGTTGTTGAACACACCGCCCCCTCTATTGACACCACAGTAAGTTGTTCTATACTCCGATCATGGACAACCTACCCCTTTACCACACGAAGTGGTCAGACAGACTGGCCTTCGATGTGGCGCTGATGCTGGAAGGCAGTGGTGAATCCCTGCAAGAAGTGATTACGCGCCACAACATTGGCGCGGTGGATCTGCTTGGCTTTAACAAAGACCCGATCTTTCTCAAAAAGGTCGAGCATTATCAGAACGAAGTCCGCGAAAAGGGGCTGACGTTCAAGTTAAAAGCCCGCGCACAGGCTGAAGAACTACTGACAACCTCCTATTTGTTGATACATGACCCCGCAGTTAGCCCTGCGGTCAAGGCTGACCTCATAAAATCCACCGTGAAGTGGGCTGGACTGGAGCCAAAGGGCGATGTTCAGGCCGAAGGCGCTGGTGGCGGGGTAAAAATTACGATCAATTTGGGTGGACAGACCCACGAAGCGCAGGTAATTGAACAAGAGGCGACGGATGTCACTACCATCGAGCATAGCGAACAGGCTTAATTCCACCTACGACGGGTTTAAGGCAGCAATTTTCACCACTTCGAGTGAGTACAACAACTTTACACTGGCGTTAAAGGAGGCGGGAGCCTCGTTTAAGACCAAAATCAGCAAGCATAAGAGGCGTGGCCGGGAGTTTGTGGTCATGTTGGTAGGGGAAACCCACTAATGGCGCTCGATATTAACTACACACCCCCGCCAACCGGGGCTAAGTTCATGGAGTCTGACGCGAAGATGCGCGTTTTGATGGGGCCGGTGGGTTCTGGCAAGTCGGTGACCTGTTCGTTCGAGATTGTGCGGCGTGCTTCACTACAAACCCCCAATTCACAGGGCATCCGCAAGACGCGGGCGGCTATTGTGCGCGAAACGGCGCGGCAGTTGCAGGATACGACGATCAAAACCTTCTTGGATTGGTTCCCGCCGGGGGTCTGTGGGGAGTACATGCGTACAACCAAGACCTATTTCTTCAAAGTGGGTGATGTTGAGTGCGAGATTATGTTCCGGGCGCTGGATGACGCCGATGATGTGGCTAACCTGAACTCCTTGGAGTTATCCTTCGCGTGGTTTAACGAGTGCCGGGACATCCACCCCGATATTGTGGATGCGATGAGTAAGCGTATTGGCCGTTTTCCGTCGGCAAAGGACGGCGGGCCTACGTGGCACGGGATGTGGGGGGATACTAACCCACCCACAATGGACACTTGGTGGTATTACCAGATGGAAGGACTCGATCCCAAAGATGGCGTATCTCCGAACAATAATGGTTGGGCGGTATTCAAGCAGCCCAGTGGGCGCTCGGCGTACGCTGAGAACATCGACAACTTACCCGACGGTTACTATGACACGCAAGGCCGTAGTGAGGAATACGTCAGGGTTTACATCGACGGAGAGTATGGACTGTCCTCGGCTGGTATGCCGGTGTACAAGTATTTCCGGCCTGACTACCATATGGCTCGCGAGAGACTACGCTATATCAACAATGGGGTTCGACCCATTGTTGTGGGGATGGACTTGGGGCTTACCCCAGCGGCTGTTATCGGACAGCAAGACCCCCGTGGTCGCGCCCTAGTGCTGGCGGAGTGTGTCTCGTTTGACATGGGTGTACAGCGGTTTGTCCGCACCATGCTTAAACCCTTACTTTACGAGCGGTTCGGCGGTGCGCCGGTGCTGATCGTTACTGACCCGGCGGGTATCCAGCGGGCGCAGACTGACGAGCGCAGTGC